GGGTCAATTACGTCTTTTTTGCCCCACCAGCCGGACTCTTGCAGGGTGGGTATCAGCTCGCGCTTGAAGTCCTCCAGGGTGCTGCCCTGCTCAAGCGCCAGGGTCAATCGCTCTTGCACGGTTTTTAGCAGGTCGGCATCCATCATTTTGGCAACGGTAAAGGCCGCGTCGTGTTCTTCCCCGATCATGTCCAGCCAGCTAAAGGTCGGCCTTAAGCCCTTGCTGGTGAAGTATTCGATGGCCTTCTCGGGCGCGAGGTCAAACCGCCCTATTATCTCGGCAAAACTGACAATTTTGGTGATCAACGCTGCCCCCTGAACAATGCCCGCAAACGTGCGCCAAAGGTGGCGTTACGGATGGTCTCGGTTGCCTTTTCGCTGGGTGTCTCGGCCATCATTTCCAGCAAGTGTTCCTGGAAGGTTGCCACATCGTCGCTTTCCTCAAGAAACGCTAGGAGCTTGTCTACTCTATCGCCCACGATGTCTCTGTACTGGGTTGATAATGCGTTGGCGGCGTCTACCAGCTCGGCTTGGTCGGCACGGCTATCAATGCGCTTGCGGGCCAGCTGGTTAAGCTCGGCAAACTCTGGCCCTGCACCAAAGCCGCCATAGCCGCCGCCACCTTGCATTGGCCAGCTGGGCGCATCGCGCTTAACCCAGCCATCGCCGTAGGCGACTTTGATGTATTGCTCGGTGGGCTCGTAGCCCAGCATGGCAATCTGGTTGTCACGCTGGGCACGGCGCATTAGGTCTTCTTCGGGCTCGACCTTGCGCCACACCTTGGGGTAAGCCGCGCCGGGGAAGTTCCAGTCCGTTAGCCATCGGGCAACGGTGTGGTTAAAGCTGGCACACACTAAATCGGCATCGGCTTTTTGTATCGCGCTGCTAACGTCTTTGTGCACCACCGCCTGCGCCATGCTGCCGCCATCGTCGGTGGTCATTGTCTGGCCCACCATCACTTTACTGATGGCTTTGTCCATGCGCTCGCACAGCTCGTTATAATCGGCGGTACCCGAGCGGGCCGCTTCGATTAGACCGACAACGAAGTCTTCAGGGATTACCACACCGCTATCAGCCTGAATCGACTTAATCACCGCCAAGGCTTTGCGGCGCTCGGCAACATCATCAATCTTGCCGTTTGGCAGCCCAACGCTAACCGTGGGCATCCCGAACTTTTCCAGAAACATCAGCCAAAACTTAATGCCGTTGCGCTTAAAGAATACCGGCCAGTAAATGGCGTGAGCAAGGCCAAGGCCATACGGGTTATCGTCGTGCGTGGCGCCTGAGTTAAATGTCCAAAACTTGCGGTCGGGCATCGCCTCGCCTTGCGGCCGCCTTGTGCTAAGCAGCACCAGCTCGTTATGGGCGTTAAACCTAAACCGCCCACGGTCGCGCACTTTAATGTCGGCAAGCTCAATGTACTTGCTGCCAATGCGCCAAATGCATTCGCCCACGCCCCAGCCGTAAAACAGGCCGTAGCTCATCTTGCGGTAAACATCATCCCAGCGGCCAATGTTGTCGATTTGCTCACGAATAAAATCAGCCGCGGCTTGGTCGATGGGCCGGTTGCCGCCGGGTATCACTTCGGTCTCTTTCCCCACGACCGAATCAATACGCTGGCCCAGCGTGCTGGTCACTTGGTCGTCTCGCAGCAGCTCATCGTAGATGCGCAAGTCACGGCCGCGGGCGCGTAACACTGTATCGTCTGGGTTATCGAGCAACGTGGCAACGTGCGCCTGCGTCATGAATATGCCGTGATCATCCTGGGCAATCTCGCCCATCGTCGGTTTGCTACTCGCCATTACAAAAAGCCTCCAAAATCATTGCCGCCGGATACGCTGTAACCGTCATCGTCATAATCGTCATCGTGCTGATCGCCTTCACTGAGTGCGGCCCGTTGTACGCCGGTGCTTTCGTGCACAATCTGGCCACCGTGCCTGTGTGCCCACTTGAGGTACTGGCTGGTGGCGTCAACTTGGTCATCGTGCGTGGCTATCGGGAAGCCAAACAACTCGCTTTCATAATCCATCAGCCAGTCGGCTTTCTCGGGTAGCCACAGCTGGCCAGACTCTATCAGCGGGCTAACCTCTAGCAGCCTTACCGTTTTGTTTTGGCCCTCGGTATCAATCGCGATAACCGGCATTCTGGTGCTGGCCCGGCACTCTTGTATCAGTGATTGCCCGCTGGCCTTGTCTTCAATCAGTACCGCGCTTGGGTTCCACTTCTCGTACATGCGCAGCAGTGCGCGCTTAAGCTCGGGGTACTCCACACGGTCGCGCCACACGTCTAGCAAATAGTGGCCGGCCATTTCACCGTTAAACAATTGGCCCCATGCGCCTATCACGCTCGGGTCGTTTATCTGTTCTGGTTTGTAAGCGGTATCGCAGCTAAGAACAATGCGAGAAAATGCCACCGGCGGTGTCTTGTAGCGTTTGGGCCACGCGCGTTTGACCAGTGAGCCCTCGCTGGGCTTGGGTCGCTGCTGGTAAAGTGACGCCCAACGCCGTTCACCTTTTGCTTTTTCAGAGCGCCAGCGCGCTTCAGAGAACCAATCAGTCCATAAAAACTCACCCTCTTTGCGGCCTAGCGGATCGTCAAGGCGCGTACACTCGGCCTCAAGGCACAGCACATAAACCTGATCACCTGTGCGGCTTTCAATCCATCCGGTCTCACCGTCCCACGTCTCGGGTAATATGCGGCCGCTTAGGTCGTCCTCATGCCAGCGCGTTTGAATTATTAACTGCTTACCGCCGGGCTTTAAGCGAGTAGCTAGATCGTCCTGATAGGCCTCCCACGTCTTCTGTCTTATCGTCGGGCTGTCCGCGTCTTGGCGCCCTTTCACGGGGTCATCAACCACCAGCAGCTTTGCTCGGTTACCGGTCATGCCAGACAAAATGCCGCCTGCCATGTAAGTCGAGCCATTGGTTATGCCCCAGTCATCGGCGGCTCGGTTGTCAGTGTTTAACGTTGCTCGGTATAGCTCTCGGTATTGTGGGCTGCTCACAATTTGCCGACACTTACGGCCAAACTTCTTTGCCAGCTCAGAGCCGTAACTCGCGCAAATTACCGGCTCATTAGGGAAATTGCCCATATACCAAGTGGGGAAAATCACGGTGCCGTAAGTCGATTTGGCACTACCCGGCGGCATAAATACCAGCAAGATATCTAAGCCACTATTGGGGTCTGCCAACATCATCAGCTTTTGGTTTAGCAGCTCATGATGTTCGGCCGGAGTGACGTTATCCGGATAAAAAACTTCGCAGTCTTCATCATCGCTAATGGGTACACCCGGTATCTCAATAAACCGGCAGTAGTGGTTTAGGTCATCGCGCGCGCGTTGGCGGTGCTGCTCTTCCAGTAGTGTCAGCAGCTCTATTTGCTCAGCTGTTGCCGCTCGCATACTTCAACTTAGCCATCAGCTCAGTAATGCGTTGCTCGGCCTCAATGGCGCTTGGGGGGCTGTAGGGCTTATCGCCGGTGGGGTCGGTGGGCGCTACTTTGGTGGGGGCGTCTAAGCCAAGCAACTTGCAGCGGCGCTCGATAATTGACAGCAACACGTTCATGTAACGCGGGTCGCCTGTTTGGCCACCGGTTTCGGTTTTATCGATTGGGCCTTTGGGGGTGCTTCCCTCGGTGTGTTTTTTGTAATCCTCGCAAGAGCGTAACCACTGGTCACACACTTGGCACTCCATCAGGTCGAGCTTTGCGAGTTGCTCTTGCTTGGCCGCGTCAAAGTCGATCAGTGCCGAGCGCCGCCATTGCGCCCTAACCTCTTTCAGATCGCGCTTTACCATCTCCAAACTGTAGGTAATGCCGTGCTCGCTTACCTTGGTTAAATGCTCAGCAATACGCACTTGTTGCCAGCCACGCAGATACATATCCGCAATATCAGCACGGTCTGCAGCTATCTGTTTGGGTGTGCGCTTAGGGCTTGCCACGGGGTACTCCTTGGGGGGCACTCGGTTAAATCGGTTTAACGGGGTTTAACGTCGGCTTCTGGCCAGTGAAAGCGAGCATGCACAAGCGCCTGTTCGTAGGTTTTAAGCGTTCCCGCCATGGTGCAAAGCGTTTTGCCGTTTACAATCACAAACCAAGCCGTGTGCATGCTCACCTCCAAAATTAGTGCGGTCTTTCCCGCTGTCAGCCGTTCACCGGTGGTGGCCCAATCGAGTTAGGGCAATACTTTGTAGGTATTCCGGCACGGCTGGTGGTGTTATTTATTCCTAGCAACTCCTGTCGCGGCGCCACCGCCATCTGGGCGCCTAGTCTTACCTGGTGCACTGCTCTAGCAGCTCGATGTAAACCAGCAGAGCAATAAAGTCATCATCTGATACCCATGCCCCGCCATCGCGGTTTACAAACTCAAGGCTTGTCGGTATCGCCACGTTGCACGGCTTCGGGGTCGGCGTCAGGTAGCTGCACCCGCTTGCCGTACTTAGCGTTAGCGTAATCAACAGGATCAGCGTGTATCTCATCGATGTTGCCCTGGTGTTGTTGCCGCTGCCGCTCGTACCGGCGCGCCTGCCAAATGCTCAGGCCGCGCTCAAGCAGCCGCAGCAAGGCGGCAATGATTCGGATCACTTTTTTTGCTTTGGGTCGTTGGCGTTTTTAGCGGCGCCAATGTTTGCACCCAGCAAATCCACAAAGCGCGAAATAATTCCAATAATCCGGTCATCGCGAGTGGTGGGCGTAAGCGCTGCAATAATCGCGGCGGTACCCACCACGCTTGCCACAGCTTCCCAGTAGTGGCCGATGGTCAGCAGCCAGCTAGGCCAATCACTTGCGGCCTCTTCAGCGGCGTGAGCCGTGCCGGACATAAGCGCGACAACAGCAAGGGCCAACAGCATCGCCATAACGGCAAAAGGTTTTACGGTTTTGAACATGGGTTTATCTCCAGTGTTTTTCGGGGGTCATTCTCTGCCCACCATTGGCGAACATCGAAATTGGGGCACATTTTTAGGCTGTCTAAATCGCGGTGGCCGACCACCTCGGCATCTGGGTAGCGCTCAATCCAATCCAGCAAAACGGTTTTTAATGTGCGGTATTGCTCTAGCGCAAACAGCTTACGGCCAATCAGGCACACGCCAAGGCTTACGCTGTTGTGGCTGGCTACATGCGCGCCCTGCCAGTACTCGGGGCGGCCGGCCTCTACCGTGCCATCGCGGCCAATCACGGCGTGATAGCCAATGCCGTCCCAGCCACGGGCTTTGTGCCAGGCGTGTACATCGGCGGCCGTGTAGTGCGGCGCGCTGTCGGGTGTATCGGCGCAGTGCACCACCAGATATTTGATTTTCACGTTTGGGCCTTATCGCTTGAGTGGCTTTGCTGCAGCGCTTGCTCATGCCGCCGATCGCGTCGCCACTGAAAATAAACATTCACTATGAAACCGAGCACCGCAACCACGGCGCCCAGCATCGCGCACGCGTTTAAAACCTCTGGCCCGTCCATGGATAAAAAACTCATTAGGTTTGACTTACCCGCGGCGAACGATGCACCCGAGGCCCCGGCACCGGTCAGAGTTGCGGTTTTTGATGCCGAGATAAACCTCTCTTCGGTGTGCCGTGTCAGTTGCTCGCTCAAGCTCACAGTTGTTCCTTTTCAAAAATATCAATCTGGTTTTTTTGGGTGTCGCCAACGGCTTTTCCATCGCGAAACAGGCTCGATAAAAACTCGCGCTCATCGTCGCTCACGTTTTGCGTAATCATTCGCACGGTGCGCTCGCGCAAGCCAAACAACTGGCTCAGCTTGCAAACGCTAAACCCTCGCACCCAAAGCGCGGTGATCATCGTGTTGCGTTGGCGTATCACTTCGTCACGGGTTATGTGTACCACCTCGCCCCCGAGTGAATCACTGATAACTTTTGCCACATCCCACCCCAACAGCTGGACAAGTTCGCTTTGCTCGGTTAGGCGTGCGTGTATGTAAATCCGCTGGCCGCCCTTTTTTTTGGCGAGCTTTAAAAAATTCTCGCGCCCGATCAGATCGATAATTTCGTACTGCGTGGCCAATGCTAGGCCTCCGGCTTGCGTTTTATTTGTGCTGGGTGTGCGTCAATGCCTCGGGCCTCGATGTAAATACCCACGGTCAGGCCTGAGCGCTCGTAAAACTTGTTTTTATCGCACGACACGACCTGCGCATCGTCTCGCCACACAACGCCGTTCAGCGCGTCTTTGACGGCCTTTTCAACGTTGTCGGCATCGGGCTTGGTCGTTGGCAGTAGCTCGCCAGACTGGGCAAGCTCACGCTTCCACGCCGGCCAGCTTGCGGTGATGGGCATCACGATGGTCAGGGTTAACGCGATGGGCTGCTCGCTGGGTTTAGCGCCGGCGGTTGCCTGCATCCCCAGCGTGCGAATCATGCCCTCGTAGGTTCGGGTTTTGTCTGGCGTGTGGTGGCCGATCTTGCCGTTTTTCATCAGAAACGATCGCGCCCTGCCCTTGCCTTGGGGCTTGCCTGGTACGTGGAATTTAATCACTCGCGGTGTCCTCGTCGAACATGCTCAGGATCGATGCGCACTGCCGAACTCCGTCACGGCGGCGGCGCTCTTTGGCGGTTTGATCTTCCAGCGCGGGGCGCGGGGCCGTTTTGTATATCCCGGCGCGGCCGGTGTTTATCTCATCTGGTGCGTAGCCGCCACGCTCCAGCACACCGATGATCTGCGCCAAGCTGGCAAAGCGGTATTCTGGGTGGCCCTCGGCAATCAATCGCTTGTAACCGCCCAAGCCGGTATCCACCTGCTCACGGGTCAGCTTGCGCAGCATGGCTGCGTGTTCGCGTTTCACCAGCCGCTCGGTCGCTTCATCCGGCGCGATCTGCTCGTAAAACATTGGGTTAATCAATCGCAAACGAAAGAAAAAATACCCAATCACATCGCGCTCTTGCTGGGTTAGCGGCGCCTGTGCTTCCGGCCTTTGCGTAGCCGGCTTGGCGATCAGCTCTGTGATATTTTGCATGGCTCCCCCTAAAAATTCGTTGCGCGGTCGTAATCAAAAATTTCCGCGTTGCGGTCGGCTCGCTTCTCAGCGGCGGTTTTGAATTGCTTTTGGGCTCCGCTGGTGCCGGACTGAACATGGTTTAATACCCACTCGCACTTGATCCCCTGCCAGCCGCGAAGCTGGCAGATGGCCAACGATTCATCGACGCCGACACCAAACCTCGACAGCTCGGCAAGCTCTTTGCCGAATTGGTTAATCACGGTTTGAGTGATCTTGGCGCGCTTGCTTTCGCGAAAACTTTTGAAGTCATCCCAAACTTGCTTCGATGGCTCGGCAGGCCAGTTGGTGAAATCCAACGGGCTAGCACGGGCCGATTTTTTTGGAGCGGTCGATTTTTTTTGTTTATTTTTTTTATTATCTGTATCTGTATCTGTATCTGTATCTTTATTCGTTGGGTTCTCGCTGGGCTCTCGTTGCAACGAATCTTTAACGGTCGCTGAACGGTCGTTGCTTTCTCGTTTGATTTTAGAGGATTTTGCGCGCTTTCTTGCCTCAGCTGATGCCTTCCCCGCAGCCGCTCTTTGCTCTTGAGCTTCATTTACCATCTGCAAATCTGCCTCGATGCGTTTATGCGTCCACTCCGTTCCGTTGTCGTTGAAGAACTCGCTCAACGAATCCTCAACGACCGTCCAACGGTCGTTGGGTATCCGTGCAATGCGAGACAAACGTTTCTTTGGGATTGGCTTGCCGGTTTGCCAGTAATTAAAAATCAGCAGAAGGTAAGCGCCATGCTCTTCCGTTGTTAGGTGCATGGTGTCCGCTAGGTAGTCGGCAACATAAAGCTGCATGTACGGTAGTGCCGCCATTACACCTCCCCCCTTATTGCAATACGCCCCTTTTGGTCAATAAGGCCAGCATCAGTCAGCCTTTCCTTTGTGCACAAAAATTCATCTACTGAGATGCGCAGAATAAAGGCAATCTGAGAGTCTCTAATTAACCCATGATTGCCCCCAAGGTGAATAAAAACGATCATCATAAATCTGCGCTGATCTGACTCGCTAAGCATTTGAACCTTAGGATTTATGACAAAATTTTTATAATGCTTTTCCCAGATAATGCTCATAAAAACCTCTAGCGTTCCAATAGCTCATCAAGCCGTGTCGGCAGCACAGCCTTTGAGTAAAAGTGTTCGGTAACAGCCCCCTGCAAGCTCTGAATGAGCTGTAGAGCCACATGGGAGCTAATAGCGATCTCGGTATCGCCCACAGTTAAATAAACTGCTCTGGGGCCGTTAGTGACCTCTATATGAGCGGTTTGTGTGGCGTACCCACCATGAGGGCTGGGTGTGCCCTTGGTGCAACGGTGTCGGTACAGTGTTGGCTGCATTATTGTTTTCCCTCGCTCATCGGCTCGATCACGCCGATGGCCGCACGGGTGGCCGCTGCGCTTTCGCGTAGCTCGCGCAGTGCGGTGGCAAACTCTTCGTGAGTGCTGTCGGCCGACAAGGTCACAACCGCCGCTTGCGCCTCGGCATTTTCTTTAATCAGCGCCTTGGCAATGTTGGCCGGCGAGTTGCCGCCCCAGCCTTGGTAGATGGCAATGCTCAGATTAGACGCGGTGTAAACCTCGCCTAGGTACGCAATGCGGATGGGCTCGGGCATGGCAGCCACAATCACCTGCTCTAGGTAAAACAGCTTATCGGGCTGGGGTTTGGTTTCTTCGTAGGCGCCAATCCAGCGCCACAGTTTTTGGCCCCGCACGCGCATGTCTTTGCTGTAATCGTCGCTGCTAGAAAACTCCACGCCGGTACCGGCAATAAACTCGGCAAGGCCAAGCTCGTTGAATTTTTCAAAGATTATTTCAGCAACCAAGCTGCGGTTATGCCGCGGCATATCGGCCCACGCGTCCATGTAGCGGCGCAGTATCGCCAGCCTATTTTGTGACCGGTGTTTCATGCGCTGGCCTCCCTTACGTGGGATGCTGTAATTGTGCTGGGCTTTTCGTAGCAAGAAGGGTCAACTTGCAGCGCACCATCAGTGATGCTTTGCAGCTTGTAAGCTTGGCCTTCGGGCACAACCTCACCCCACTGGCTAATGGCGCCTTTGGTTAAGCCGAGAGCATCAGCAAGTTCTTTTTTTGTGTCGTAATAGCCCAATGCTTTGACAGTAAGCATCTAGGTGCCTCCGTAGTTATGTGGTTTTGTTTACTATACCTTACGAGGTTTAGCTATGTAAACCTATTAAATGTTAAGCTAGCTAAACTATGAAAAAGACAATCGGTCAAATAATTATCGAGAAACGCGAAGCTTTGGGGCTATCTGGCCCCAAGCTTGGCGATAAGGTGGGCGTATCAAAAAGCACAATCAGCTTTTGGGAAAACGACCACCATGAACCTAAAGGCAAGAACTTAACAAAACTGTGCTCCGTGCTTGGAATTACCGCCGAACAGCTTTTCAGCTTGCCACCAAGAAAAACCCGGCAACAGGATGGCGAAGGCAATGCCGAGGAAGTCACAATAGCGAAAAGGATACCGCTCATCTCTTGGATTTCAGCGGGCGCGTGGTGCGAGAGCCCTGACGAATTCGCACCTGGGGACGCAGAGGACTGGTTGCCACTGCCCAATAATGCCAGCGAGCACTCATTTGCATTGCGGGTAGATGGCGACTCAATGACAGCTAAAGAGCCGGGCGCACCACGTTCTTACCCTCACGGTACGATTATCTATGTGGACCCTGAGAAAGAGGCAACCAACGGCGCCCGCGTGGTGGCTCGCGCCCCAAATGGCGCCTATACCTTCAAAACCTACTTTGAAGACGCCGGGCGCATGTACCTGAAGGCCATTAACACCGATTACCCCCCCATCGATGTCACCGACAACCTGCATATTTGTGGGGTGGTGATAGGGTCTTATCTGCCAGAGTAAATTTTTAAGCGAGCAAGTAAGGAGGCTCCATGCCAACGGAAAAAATAAAAGCTGCCCGAGAAGCGCAAGCAGCACGTTACGCGGCGCTCAAGGGCGCCAAAACCAAAGGGAAAGAGCCATTTTTGAGCAAACTACTGTATTTTATCGCCAGCCTTTTCCTAGTGGGCGGCTTCATGATGTGCAACAGCATTTGGGTTAGCACAGATGAGCCAGGTGCCTCCGTCAATCGGCTGATTGCCCTGTCCGCTCTCGGCAGCGGCATTATGTTCTTTGCCTTGCTGGCGGCCGCTGGCTCTGCCCTGGGCTACCTGAAGACCATCGCGGAAAACAGCGACCAATAACCCCCCACCACCAAGACAACCCGCGTCAGGCTTTAGCAGCTTGCGCGGGTTTTTATTAAATTTTCGGTTCAGTTTACTTGACTTGCCTGTTTAGCTCACTTAACCTTAATCACAAGGTACAGTTAGCTAAACAAACGGAGAGCAAGACATGAACATAGCAACCCAACCCCTACCCCAGCT